CATCAAACGCAGGCGGTCTGCAAAAGATAGCTGTAACGGGTAAAGAATCAGTTTATAAATGATTTGTAGCTAAAGGAGTAGTTTTATGAGCATAAGTATTCGTGATGAAGCGTCGCCTTTACTGCAAATGATGATTGATAAATATCCTGATGCAACAAGGGGCGCTCTAAAATCAGTTGGTTATTGGGCTATGAAGCAGATTCAAGGTGGAATTTCGAGTCAAGCGCCTGGCGGTGAGCAGTACGCGAAATTCTACCCGCAGCCTCTTAGGCGTGCATTAGATCAAATACTCGATGGAAGAGGTAAGTCGAATTACCCTCCGTTAGGTAAGTTACAAAGAGCCATAAAATACAACTATTTAAACAGTAATTCTCGCGGAATGACGGTAGTTGTTGGCTGGACGTCAGGCAGTTCTATAAATCTAGGTGAAAAACAGCAAGAAGGTTTTTCAAGACCGATGACTGAGGCTATGAGGCGTGCATTTGACGCCTCTTTTGCTAAATTAGGCTTGAAAATACGTATTGCGAAGTCCACTACACAGATTTCAACGCCTGCTCGACCAACTATAAGCCCTATGTCAGGAATTATTGATGCGCAAGCCCCCGCGAAGTTCGAGGGACTTTTCAAACAGTATATATTGTCAGGTCCTGTGACGCGATCCGCTTCAGGAAATAAACGACAGTATAAAGTGCTAAAAGAATTTTAAGGAGGTAACAGCATGTTACCAACTTTACCAATGATCGACATAATCACAAAGTGGAAAAACGTGCTCGTGGCAGACACACCTTTGAATGATTTCTGTTTAGCTAAGTATGGTCGAAAACCTCATATTTATGTAGGCGTTGATCTACGAAACCCTCCATCAGAGGACGAACCGGAACTGTTTCCTTATATTGTTTTACTACCAGGGCCAAAAACCGAAGGACTGAATCAGTCGGTATATACGTATACGCCAACGGTTGGGTGGGTAGTAATGCAAGAGAATACGACAGTCGAAGGTGATGTTACCTTTTATGACGGGCTGACGGAAGCCGACGAAATGGGTCAATTAATCTTTGCAGCGGTGGCCGAAGCCAATCCTGATTACCCGGTTACGCAGTTAGACGTTAAGTCAACAGGATTCGCGATAGCTCCACAGTACGCGGGTACATTTGATGCCACAATCTCAATACCTATTACGATGGGCGTTGAACTTGAATATTAAAGGAGTGGTTACTATATGGGTCAAGCAATGGGCGTCTACGGCAAAACTACCGTGGACTTTGAAACTGCTTTAGGTGTAGCCCCTACAACGGTGGCAGGTAAAACGCTTCCGTTTATCACAAATCAGTTAAACTCAAAGCAAAATCTGAACAAATCAAAAGTTATTTCCGGGGTGCGTTCTGATTCTCAGGCGGCCTACGGAAATATTGACGTATCAGGCACAGTTACCACGCCAGTCGATTTAAAATCAATCGGTTACTGGCTTAAAGCAATGATAGGCAATCCGACAACTACAGCAAACTCGGCAGGCGTATCGGGAACGGATTTCACACATGAGTTTAAAGTAGGTACGTCGCTTGTATCTATGCTTATCGAAAAGTTAGTAGGCAGCACGTATTTCCTTTACAAAGGCTGTAAAGCTGACACGATGAAAATTTCCGTCGGCGGTGATTCCGAGTTAGAAGCACAGCTTGACTACGTAGGGTGCAAAAGTGCTGTAGGTACAACGCCTTATGATGCAGCAGCTACAGCGGTAAAGCAAACGGATAAGCTGAACCAGTTTCAGTGTGCAATTAAGATCAACGGGACAGCAGCTACAGGGGTCATTAAATCAGGTGATTTTACACTGAATAATAATCTTGATAAAACATGTTACACAATTGGTGATTTGGGCTACCGCAGTCAAATTGCGGAAGGTTTGGCGCAGGCTTCAGGTAGTTTTAAAACGTTGTTTAATGACGTTACGTTTTTAAACTACGGTGTTAATCAGACAGTGGTAAGTATGGAAATTGTTTGGGCAATATCTCCGTTAAAATCATTATCGTTCTTGTTTCCGGAAGTCAATTTCTCAAGAGCCGATCCAGGTATCACGGGTCCGGGCGGCGTGGAATTAGACCTTTCCTGGGAAGCATTTTACAATAGCAACGCCGAAGGCGGCATTGTTGCAGTGACATTAAATAATCAAGTAGCAGAATACTGATAAAGGGGACAACATCAATGGCAAAAGAACTGGCAAAAGTACAAGATCAAATTTTATACAACGAAGATGTAGTGAAGCCGCGGGCATTAACGCGAAAAGAAAATAGACAGTTTCGCGAATCGGGTTTTCATCCTACGTACCCAATAAAAGATAAAAAAGTTACAGTTGATGAATTTTCCGATTACATTCTTGATAACTTTTATCCGAATGTAAATTTTGATAGCGTTGGCAATGATGTAATTATCAAGTTTGCTTCCGAAGTTATCGCCATGACATACGGACAGGGTGCCGCTGAAACAAAAAACTAATTGAAGTTTGGAACTGGTACAACGACGGAAAAGCTGATTACTGTGAAGAGCAAGCAAAACTTAATTACCCCTGTTACAAAGAAAGAGGGCGTAATGATTGCAAAGGCTGTGAACTTGAAAGACCAGTTTTAAACGAGATTAATTATGCTATATGGGATTTATGGGGCGCAGTTAGCACGCAATGGCGGACTGTAGCGGGCGCTGACCGTATATACTTTCTAGGCCTCGACTATACCGCTGTGTATAGCGTAGCAAACACTTTAGACATAGAAATGACACCTTCACTATTATCAAAGTTAAGGCTACTAGAAAACAGTTGGTGTAGAAAAAGGAACTCGAAAGGAGGTTAATACATGGCTTCGGATGTACAAATTCTTATATCAGCACAAGATCGAGCCACTGACGCCATCAACGGCGTCATTACTCGTTTAGAAACAATGACAACTACGATGGATTCTACAGCTTCTTCGACGGACGCTATGGCCGAAAAAATGGACAGAGCGAGCGGTTCTATCATGAATTTAGGCGCAGGACTTGGAAATTTAGCCAAGTTTGCTATTAACTCAATATATTTTACAGCAATGGGCGCCGCGATTCAGACAATGACTGATGCTGTGAAAGATGCTATAGACACGATGGTCGGTTTTAATGCAAAACAAGAGCAAACAGCGATCGGATTTGAAACAATAATCGGGAGCATGGCGGCGGCAAAAACGATGATGGCTGATTTGCAGACGTTAGCAGATGAATCTCATTTTCAGTACAAAGATTTGACAAACGCCGCAGGCGTGCTGCTTGGATTCGGTGTAGCTGCTAAAAACGTTATTCCTGATTTAACAACAATCGGGAATGTCGTAGCTGGTCTTGGCTTAAGCGTGGACGGCATGAACCACGTAGTATTGGCCATAGGCAAGATGGGTCTTGAGTCGCATGCTTCGATGAAAGAAATTCGAGAGCTGAACTCTTGGCATATCAACGCTCAGAAGTATTTACAACAGGAACTAGGGCTAACGGCTAATCAGATCACGCATTTAAAAGATACGGGCGTAACAGGGGCGCAGGCTATGAAAGCTATTTTAGACGGTATGGCCAAAGACCCTATGTTTGCAAACATGATGGAAAAGCAAGCTAAAACTTTAATCGGCGTTTGGGCCACTTTAAAAGATCAGGCTGTTACGATATTCAGTTCAATTGGACAGCTTATCGAGCAGCCTATTTCTAACGCTATTCATAAAATAGTAGAACAAACGACGCAACTTGCGAGAACACTTCGGACAGCGGGCGGCGCCGGACTGTTAGAGGCAAACCCGCAGAAAAAAGAGGGCGAAGGTGCAAGTTTACGCGATACAAAAGAAACACCAACGATTTCGCCTGAATGGCAAGTGTCACTAGCTAAAGCTTATAACGCACTGAGTGCGTTCTGGGATAAAGTCGAAATGGTATTTACGTCGATCAAACAACTTATCAGTGATTCGATGGGCGGAACGGGTACGTTTGATACGTTCATCGAAGTTTTGACGAAAGCCGGATCAGTCGCACTGATTGCCGTAAATACTTTTGTTAAAATGGCTGATGTAATCGTCAAACTTACTAAGCAGACGGTCGAATTTGTAAACGGTAATAAAGACTTAAAGATGGCTGTAGAAGGCGTGGCTGCGGCCGTTCTTGCATACAATGTTATTACAGGAATATCGGCGGTTGTTACGTCGGCATGGCTTGCAGCTACTAAGCTACTTGGTCCAGCGATTTGGTTTGTTACAACGGCGATAGCTGAACAAGGTGTTGTGCAAGGTTTGGTATTTTCAGCTAAAGCAGGGCTACAGTATGCGAGTCTTGCGCGATATGCACTAGTGGCTGCTTCTGCTATCGGCGTTTTAGTTTTCGCCTATCAAGAATTTGAAAGCGGGAACAGAGCGCTAGGATTGGCTATAGCTGGCGTAACAGTAGCTTTGACTATCTACTCTAGCAGAGCCGCAATTTCAGCGGCTTGGACAGGCGTGTGCGCAGTAGCCACGGCAGCCTATGAAGGTGTTGTTGC